AACCTTCCGGATGAAATCCCGCCGACGCAACCCATGTCCATGCCGCAGTCCCCTCCGGCATTCCCAACACAGGAGGAGGCACGAAAGAAGCGCCGCCGCCCACTCTTCAGACGAAAGTCGAAGACAGACGACGACGACCTGGACATCGACGACATCCCTCGCGATTAAAATGCTCCGGGAGTCTACACAGCTCACGATTTTTTGACAAGCAAAAATCTCCGCGAGGGCTCCGCCCCGGCCCCGTATACATACCAAAGGCAGGTCACGATAAATCGTTCCCATGGGATGTTATGTTCCATGTTCCATGTTCCAGAGGTGGAGGGTAATACTAGGCTCCCTGGGAGCCTTTACCTCCACCTCTGCGGCATTATCGTTTGCCGTTTAGTAAATATCAGTCCCTGGGCACGTAAAGCCGAGGTACCGGGCAGGCCCAGGGAACTTTATCATCAAGTATGAGAATCTATATTCGGTTGTTTTGGCGTTGGGTGTGTTGCGCGGATCGGGAGCAAGCCCGTCCGCCTGAAGAGCAAAAAAATAAAGAGGCCGGTGGTTAGGGGCTCCGCCCCTAACAACCCCCCCTAACTTCATTAACACACCCTAACCCTAACCCTAACCCTAACCCTAACCCTAACCCTAACCCTAACCCTAACCCTAATATAGTGAATTACACCAACTGGCGAGGCAGTTTCAAGCGCAAGTATGTGCCCACAGCGTACGTCCGCCGCTACACGGGCGGGTGGGTCGGTCGCGCCCCACGCAGCACGCGCGTCACCGCTGCGCGTACGTACCGACGAGTCGTCAAGGACGTCCGCTTCCTGAAGCGCGCCATCGAAATCAAGCAGGCCGATGTCGTTTTGGCCAACATCGCCATTCCAGCGTTCCCCGGTGCCTCGGCGCCGCTTCAACCGCTGAACTTCATCAACCAAGGCAATCAGTTCTGTCAACGCATCGGCAACAAGATTGCCATGAAGGACCTGCACGTCAAGTTGCAGCTTGGATGGAAGATCAGTCCGAACTATGACACAAGTCACGTCGAATCCAACGCCTATCGCATCGTGGTCGTCTACGACAAGCTCGCGTCAAACGCGAGCGGCCAAGGCGTTGCGACCACGGTGCCGAACTTCAACACGATCTTCTCCGATCGTCTCACGGACGGCACCGGCACCGGCACATGGCTTTCCAGCCAAAACCACGACGTGGGCGACCGCTTTCAGGTGCTGTATGACAAGATCAAACAGCTCACACCGGTCGTCAACCCGGTTCCCAACGAAGCACCGACGCCGGACGAACCAGCGTACGTCAAAATTCCGTACATCGAGAATTTCGTCGTGCCGCTCAAAGGAAAGACGACAGTCTTCAATCAAGGCAACGAAATCACCGAAGGTGCTCTGTACCTGATTCTCATCGCGGCACACTACAAGACAATGTCCGCTGACAGCATCTGGAACGAAGTCGGCGTCGACATGCAGTCAGTGCGCTTGCGCTACTTTGACTCTTGAAGCAAAAATGAATTTTTTTATTACCATCCCATGTCATTCCACATCTCGCGAGGAATCACTTCGATGACCTCATCGCCGGCGATCTGCGCCACGGACAACGGCTGATCCCGCTGATCATGCACATGCTGCACGGCCCGCGCAGCATCACGCTGGAGTTCCTCCCAGTCGACGGCATCCAACTGCTCCTCAGCAGACAACTGAGGGAGTGGCGCCACCGGCTCAGGCAGCTCCATGGGCTGCTGAATGACCCGCTGGTACGGCACGACCATATGTTCGATCGTGCCCAGCGGCATCTCGAGGCGGCGGAAGAGCGCCGCCGTACGGCTCGGTGGGAGCCGCGAGTACCAGTCCATCGGACTGCAATTGGAGGTGATGATCACCTTCTTGACGCCCATGGGCGTCGTCGAGCCTTTGGTTTCCACATTCAACGGGTACCGGTCCAGGAGACGGCACATGAAATCCAGGCTGAGCCAGCCGTAGAACTCATCAATGACGACCACTTCTTGGCCGACATAGCCGTCCCACCATGCGGTGGTCCCAGCAGGGCGCGACAGCCAGAAGGCTGACGGGCCCGCAAGATCGCGCGCTTTGCTGGTTTTCCCAATCCCAGGCGCGCCCCAGATGACCTGTGTGAACACAGGCCAATCACGCTGCTTGCCAGTCAGCGTGCGGTAGAGGCTCACGAACTTGTAGTGCTTCGCAACTACCGTGAACAACTCCGGATCTTCTGCCACTTCCTTGAGGGTGGCTCCCTCATCAAGCTTTCGCTTGAGCGCCAACATATCGTTGCGCTTTCCCTGCTCCGACGGAGCAGGTTCTTCACCGGCTTCCCAGGGGCCGTCCACACGAGACTGCTCCTTCGAGCAGTACTCCTTAGCCTGCAAATGGGAACCGCGACGCGGCTCCCAATGAGCGGCTTGGTTGCAGTGGCGTTTCAACCACTGCATGCGCTTCTTCCCAGAGAATACAACGTATCCCTGGAGGTGCTCAGTTCCCTGGGCACCCTTTTCACGCTGCCAGACGCAATACTCGACGTCAGGCCACCCAGCAGGCAACTCATTGCTACTGGGATTGTTGATGGTAAACATCCAATACATCGACAAAGTCGTGTTTGACATTTGAAAAAATCCTTTTGCAAGACGAGGAATCGAACCGGTTTCCCTTTACCTTTTCTCTGGTTTTGTCAGCTGAGGTGTGCTGAGATCTGTACAAGAGAAAAAAACCTAGAAATATATAAAGTGCAGTTCCAGAACTTTCTGGAATATTCCGGCACAAATGTTCCGGAACACCGCAATCAAAACCGGCAACACATGCAAAAGTTCAACCTCGCAAAATTGCTCAAAAAATGTCTGAAAACGCTGCAGCAACAACTACTGCTGCTACTAAGAAAGCCTCGCTGCCGCTCAACATCACCAAGGTCGACCTCGAAGACCGAAAAAAAAAGAACGACGCTTGGATCCGTGCGTTCAAGAAAACTCACGGAGTCAAAAAGCAGACAACGTTGCCATCTCAAACGATGCAACACAACGAATGGTCCATTCGTTCAGGATGGTCACAGTCTGACGCCACTACATGGCGTGGCCTGTGCGAAAAGGCGAAGTACGCCATGGACGACACCGAAGGCCTCGGCGTTGTATGCCTGATCGGTGAAACAATCGCAATGGCACACCACTGCGACACACACCCGATCGCGCTCATTCACTTCGCGCGCACATCACACGGTCGACCCGTGTGGGACCTCGACACGATCGACTACCTGTCTGCGCACATGCTCGACGACGACGACGCGCCGCAGCCGGTCGACGACGACCAGTCCAGCGACGATGGATTCAACCTTCCGGATGAAATCCCGCCGACGCAACCCATGTCCATGCCGCAGTCCCCTCCGGCATTCCCAACACAGGAGGAGGCACGAAAGAAGCGCCGCCGCCCACTCTTCAGACGAAAGTCGA